TCTTCTATTTTTTCAACTAGACGAGGCTCTAAGACAACAATTACATCATCATCTGGATCATAACTAATTTTAGCTACAATTTCTTCACCTGAAGTTAATTTAATACTCGCGTAAAATTCTTCTTCCATGTTACCTTAAATCGATTTTAATAATTTCTACATTGAATTTTTCTTCTTCATAAATTTTCAAACGCTCATCTAAATGTTTCAGCGTGTAGTTCTTTTGTGGTGTTCTGCAATACTCATCGGCAATGTCATAAAGAGTAGCGTAAGTTTTGTTATTGCCCTTACGCAATACACGACCGATAGACTGTAAGTTTCTTACTCTTGATTTTGAAGGTGAAGCAAATACAACATTGTGTAGGTTACGAATGTTGATGCCAGTGCTGAATGTTCCGTATGAAGCAACAATCACTGCGTTGTTTTCAGTTTCAGTGATGCGTCTAATCTCTTCGCGTTCTTCAGTGTCTACACCACCATAGACCAGAAAAACTTTACGACCTTCTTCGACAACACTATTTATCGCCTCGTAAAGTGGCATCCCGTGACGCTCCACATAGTTGAAGAGAACCAAAGAGTTTCCTTCTAGGTCACGCACAAGATTCTTAATCAGCCTATTGCGTTTGGGATTCTCAACGATTGCATCAATCTCATTCTGATAATCGAAGAACTCTTCTCGCTCATGCTTGAGTAGAAGAACTTTGATTCTGAAATCAGATAGATGACCTTCCTTAATAAGCTTCTCTGTCTTAGTGACATGCTTACACTCACCGAACAATCCTTCCAGCACCCACTTGTGAGTAGCAGAACCATCCAGTGTTCCAGTGAAACCAAAACGATACTTAGCTTCATGTAGTTTAGTCATGATGCCAGTGAGAGATTTGGATTTGAATAAGTGTGCTTCGTCACCAATGACACAGGAGAAGTCATCAAACCAACGCTTAGGAAACTTGTAGATAGATTGCCAAGTGGAAATGATGACAGCTTTCTCTACGTTCTTATCTTTACCACCATAGATTTTGTGGCAGTGTTCCTCTACATCCCAGCCGTAATCTTCGAAGTCTTTATACATCTGCTCCACCAGTGAAGTGGTGGGAACGATGATAAGAGTTTTTTGTCCTGTCTTTTTATACTCTGCTGCATAGTAATAACGCACCAGAGAATAAATCATCAGAGATTTGCCAGATGCAGTTGGAGAGAGTAGAAGTCTGCGGTTGTTTAGCAGTGCTTCATATACTGCCTGAACTTGATAGTCGCGTGGTTCGTGGTTGGGGCATACAGCTCCCATGAATCCTCTCACACCTTCGAGTGTGATGTGTTCGTTCTTCTCTTCTACATCTCCGTAGAACTTATTGCCTTCGTAGGATATTGAATACCCTTTTATGCCACTCCATTCTTTGAGGTGTGGAATGAGACCACAATATAGCTCACCTGTTCCTGGTGAGTAAAGTCTAATCTTTCCGTCCCAAACACCACTTCTATACTGTGGCATAAACTTGGCGTTTGGAATATCAAATGTGAAATAGTCTGCGAGTTCGTAGTGAACGTGTGGTTCTGCTTTGATTGTCAGATAGATGTTGTTCTTCTTTGCAACTACCAGATTTGTCATTAGGTGTTTCCGTTAATAAATTTCTCCCACTCAATAGCGTTTTTAATTTGGAAACTTCTGTTAGAAATCATCTTGAGGATATTATCTAAAAAGAAAAGTGCCTTATTAATAAACTCTATTTTCATTTCAATGTTAATTAAATCTTCATCTGCTTCCAAGTAGACTTTCATCTTCTCGGATGTTTTAATAGATTGTCCGAATGGCTTTTCCTTGTAAACTTCTGGGTCTGCTTCTCCCTGATAATATTCCCTTTTTTGTTTTAACTTCATACGATACTGAAACTCCAGTGCAGTCTTCTCTGTAGAGAAATCTGTGTAGAAGTTTAAATATTTATTGTGCTGGTAAGGAATGTCTAGCGAAATCTGTGCTAGGTCTGCTGAGTATTGTTTGCTTTTGAATTGGAAATCGATTCTCGAATCTTCCTCCCATTCTGATTTAACATGACTAAAGAGAGTTTTCAAATCATCAAACTTCATAGGGTTTTCATCCTCTTATTGTAAAAAGTATAACGTATAAATTTGAAGGTTACATCTGCAGTTAAATATTCAACTTCAGTATCTGCGACATCAAAAGATACTTCTGATAAATCTACAGGAAATAATTTTTCGAAACCAATGATAATATTTTCTGTGAAGTTACTATTTAAAATTAATAATCTTCCATCTGAATACTCTGGTTCGGTATCTGAAAAACCTTCTGCTAAATTATTTTTTTGAATCCAATTCCAGACATTGATGTAATTTGTCATATCTTCATCAATTATAAATGAAACCCTCAAATCCCCATACGACAGACCACCAGAAGATATGATAGGAATTGGTCTGAATGGAGTTTGTGCAATTGCATTAGGAACGCTGATGTCTGGTATTGCAGCTCTTTGGCAATAAAAATCCACACCAGCAAACAAATCTAAATCTAATTTGAATCCGTTTGGCGCCAAAAAATTTCTATTTTTGGGCTGCTCATCATACCATTTTGCTGCCATAGTTTTATCCTTTTTCTCTATTTATTTGCATAAAAAAAGACCCCCCTTGCGGGAGGTCTGGAAGAAACCTGATGAATCAGGTGAGGTTAACAACCTTAACTCTTCTGTAATACTGGTTAGTATTAGCGGTAAGAGCTGAACCGTCAGGAGTAGCACCAGCGATACCATTGCTATTCGTGGTTGAAACGAATGGGTTGCTGACCATGCCGTAACGAGTCTTGAAGCCAATCTTAGGCTGGAAGGTGTCTGGGTTGATTGAACGAACCATCTGGAGAGGAACGTATGGGCAGTAGAAGAGACCTGCATCGTAAGGTGAGGTTCCCTTGTAACCCATGACGTAGTAGTGCTTAGCAGCTTGTGACTGACTATAGATAGGAGCACCGAATGGGTCGATGTAAACACGGATACCACCTTGAAGAACGCCAGCAAATACATTGCCAGTGTCATCAACGTTGAGTGAAGTGTTTAGAGCAGGAGCGTAATCAAGCATACCAGCCATGCTCATCGCTGAAGCAACGTCTGACGAGCAGATCATGAAGTTGCCCTTACCACGACGGGTTAGTTGACCGATAGCGTTTGCATCACGCTGGATTTGGAATAGGAGACCCTTGAACTTCTCTGCCATCCAACGACCGTTTGAATCGATATCAAGGTCGAAAGTACCTTGAGTTGCAACGTCGTTCTGAGCACCAGGAAGTGCAACAGTGTAAACGGTACGGATGATTTCACGGTTAATCTCAGCGAGGATTTCGCTTGAGAGTAGGTTGGCGAGCTCTTGCTCAGCATCAAGACCGTGGATTGCCTTAAGGTCTTGTGCTAGTTCTAGAGTGTACTCAGCCTTGAGTGCGCGTGTCTTAGCAGTCACCGAGGTCTTCTCGATGCTGAATGACATTTCGCGGAACAGAGTTCCTGCTTCGCCTAGAATTTCAGAAGTCTCACGGGACATGCCACGAGCAACTTCATAGGTTCCAGGTGAACCATCGTTGAGAACTGCAGGGTTGTTGCCCTCAGCGTCTCCACCTACACCAGAAGCGTTACGAACGCTGTAAGCGCCCTGTGAAGCATCTGAACCAGCTGAGAAACCTTGGTCTGGTTCGTAGTAGAGAGCCTCAGCACCGCCTTGGTTCTCGTAACGAGCACGCATTGCGAAGATAAGTCCAGTAGGACCGCTCATTGGTTGAACGCCAGCGATGTCATAAGCGACAAGGTTAGGCATTGAACGGCGGATTAGGCTGATTAGGATAGGATCGAAACCAGCGAGACCAGCGGTATTGGTGCTGCTTAGAGCACTACCAGCAGGTGAGATTGTACCAGCGCCGAGTGAGTTAACAGCTACTTCGCTGAGCATACCATGCTCTTCACGAATAGCACGCTCTTGGTTTTCTAGCAGGGTGGCGACAACTTTCTTACGATATGGATCAGCAATTTCTGGAAGATCCTTATGGCTCAGAACAGGTGCCCACTTTTCCTGCAAAAGTCTTAAATCGGACATTTGCTTTTACTCCTTTGAGTTGTTGGGTTAAAATTATTTATTATTATGAATTACTCCAGCGTGAGATAGCCTGAAGGTATGCTGCCATTACTGGAGATACTTCTTCAGACGATTGCTCGCCAGAAATTTCGGGGGTTACTTGCTCAGTTACGACATGCTTAGGGAAGTAACTAGAGATGAGGGTGGAAACCTTGCCACGGAAGTCTTCTTCCGAGACAAACTCTACGCCTTCAGCAAGAGAAGCAAGTTTTTCTCTTTGGGTATCAACTAGACCCTCGCTCATATGATTGAGGATTACAGTTTTTTGATAACCAGCGAGTTTATTATTAAGTTCAATATTACGCTCAATTTGTTCGTTGAGACGACCTTCCATTTCACAAAGCTCCTCAGTCATTGTTTCTACAACATTGACTTTCTCATCTGGGAGATTGAGGTAGTTTTCTTCAAAAACTTTTTTGAGACCACCCATGAACTCTTCAGCAATCTCAAGCTTGAGACCTGCATCGAGTGCAACTTGGTTTTCTTCTACCCAAGTGGTGATTGCATAGTTGAGTGTTTCATCAACTTTCTCTGCGAGTGTAGCAATCTCCTCTTGGAGTTTGGCAGAGAACTGCTCCTCTAGTGAAGAAGCGATAGCAGTTACTTGCTCTTCGATTCTTGACTTAACAGCAGCTTCGAAGATTGTAGTTGCTTTCGCTTTAAAATCTTCGGAGAACTCTTCGCCTTCGGTAAGGGCAGCAACGTCTTCCGCAGCGGAATACTCGATTGCTTCCATACCAAATACTTTTACATTGTTCTGACCATTCTCTACGCCATAGCCAGATGACTTAATCGAGAAGGAAGAATCTTGATGCTTACCACGAGTTTGCTCATCGCTAACTTTAGAGTTGTGGTTAGATGCCTTAGCACCAGGATTCTTTTCACCAGCTGGTTTTTCTAGTGAAGAACCACCATCATCTTCTTCAGATTGACCTGGAGCAACTGATGTTGGGACTTCGAATCCTGAATCTTTATGGCCACCGCGAGTCTGAGCATCGCTTACTTGACCAGTGACAGGATGCATGTATTGACCGATACCAGATGATTGACCAGGAACAATAGATGGGGAGAGCGCACTTGTGCCAACTTCTGACTCAGTTACAAGCTCCTCAAACTTTTCGTTTAAGTTATCTGACATTTGAGATTCCTCGTAATTCTACTATATGTTTATTCTATGATTATTTATGAAATTATAAATTTTGTAAGAAGTGGTTAAAGGCTTTTAACGACCTCTCCTCAAGATTTTTTCTGGTAGATTCAGAAATATATCTGTGATATTTAGCAATATTAACTTCCTTAATAATGCCGTTTTCCCAAACCCACTCTTTACCTTCCATAATTCCGTTCACAAATGCGTCAGGTGCGGAAGGGTCTGCCACGATATCAGCAGCAGTTGCTAGCATGAAATCATCGCGCACATAGTTGGCACCGTTCTTCTCTTCGATAGAACCCATGCCTCTAGAAGAAACACCGAGCTTGACTCCGTTCTCTAGAAGATTCTTTGCAATGTCTCCCATAGGAGTTGAAAGAATTTGCGCCTTACCAATGAAGTTGCTGCCCTCTGCTTTGAGAGAAACAATCTTATGTGATA